TACAGGTTCGTAATTGATTTTTGAATGGACTAAACGTTTTCTGTTATATTGATTGAATTCGTCTACGTCCAATGAGTAGTTTGGCAGTGTTATATTTTTAACTAGTACACTAAGATTACTTTGGTCTTGAGCACCAAATGCTGTTCTTAATCCTGGGAGCTCCGTGACATTTAAGTTGAAATGCACATGGAAAAGAAACTTAAATCGTGGAGCAAGTTCAAAGCCAGCAGACCTAAATGTCTTGCTGGCATGTTTATAATCTTTAAGATAATCGCTACCGAGAAAGCCTTTTAAGACGTCCCCAAAGAATCCGGCCATCTAAATTATCCTGTTACTACTGTGCCTAATGTTCTTCCTACTGATGTTCCAATGCCTGAACCCAATGGTGTTTGAATAGCATTGTCAAATCTAATAGTCATTGATATTGTTACAGGAGCACTTTCACCATATGACAAGTCATTATAGTTAACTGCTGTTAGGTAACAACCATATAGTTCCCAAGTTTCTAAAACATTTGGTTCATTAGCACCATTACCGCCGTCAAGTACATCACAACGTGTAATGAATTTATAGTCAATTCCAGACGATGCTGATGATTGTTCCATAAAGTCTAATTGTTTCTGTAATTGCTCGCCAACTAGTTTAGCAACTGCTCCACTAGCATCGTCACGTAATTCAACTGCTGTAGTTTCCCAAGTGTGTTTACCTGCTAGATACATACGAGAGTTATATAACTCAATTGGCATTTCTTCAAATGACACCGAGGGTCTAGCAAATGTAATAACTTGTTTAGTTAATTCTGTTCTTGGTGTTGATACACCAAAGTTTTCAAATACCGTTCTGAAACGATACTTTAATTTAGGCATTAACAGACCTTGGTTAGATGCACTTTGATCTGACGCTAAAGGTACTGACATCCTAGTTAATGATGAAACAGCCATGTGTATTTCTCCTTATTCTTTTTTGTACAACTTTGTACAACTTCGTACTACTATTTATCGATCTGCAATCACAAAAAATGGTACCAAAGTACCATTAAGTGCGTATATAATTATTTATACTATTTTATAAATTACCTGCGTCAATGTCACCTGTATTTTTAATTCTTAATGGAATGTATATAAATTCCACAGATTTTGTAGGCTCAATTGCTATATCAACGTATAACTCGTTACGATCAATACGTTCTGGTGTATTGTTTGTATCATCACACACTACCAAGTAGTCGTAAATACCACGTTTAGCAGTTATATCATTTAATAACTGTTCACATGCGTTTTTAACTTCATTTCTAGTAACTGTGTCATTTGGTTCAAATATATAACCTCTTCCCAACACTTCTAATCTGTCACGAATGTATGCAATCAATCTAGCAACATTGATTCTATCAAGTGCTGATGGTAATGAAGCAATAGTTTTGTTACCATAGTTCTGTAAGCCTGATCCAGGAATGAATGTTAATGGATTAACTTTGTTTGTGTAAAGTGTATCACGTAATGATTCTCTAACAGATATTTGTACGTACTCACCTGTTTGTGCATTAACATAACCTAAACTTTCTGCATTGTCAATTGTACCACGTAGTCCACCTGCTGGTGCCAACCACGGATAGCCAATTTCGTCTGACTTAACTAATGTTCTTAACATCACGTGTGATGGAGGAACAACAACTTTGTTACCTGCTAAGTCGTTTGTTTTAGCACTTGGATAAAATACTGCCGCATATGGATCTGCTGTTGAAAGACCGTCTTCACTGTCTGTACCAGCTCCGTTTGCATCAGTTGCCCAATCAACTACGTCAGTTGAATTGTCTGTTAATCTAAATGGTGTGTCGCCAATTACAAAACCTGTATTGTTTCTATCATTGTTTAGAGCTACTAGATTATCAATTAGTTCTGGATATCCAGGTGCCGCTAATAAATTAAATTGTTTTTGTTCTTCACGTATTGCTGTGTTAGCATCAATACCTGCTTCTAATGCCGCAACTACAATTTTACGTACTGCTTTACGACCCATGTAAGGTGAACCGTCTGCTTTGTTTCCGCTTGCATTAACCCACGCATCTTTCTGTGTAGGTAGTGAACCGTCAAAGTCTGTAGCATTAAAGTAGTCTACTTGGAATGTTTTAACATTATTACCTGAACGTCTTGTGTTCCATAATAGTGTACCTTCTGGATACAATGTTGCTGATGGTACATCTAAGTCAGTGTAATCACTAGTTAATAGTGACAAAATAGTTGGAATAGTATCAGTTACTGGATCTACTGTTCCTGCTGTCCCCCAACGTGCATCTGCATATAATATACCATTTAATGTTGTTTGATCAGCCGAGCTAATAGATACCCATTGATCAACACCACTAACTGCTTGCCATCTATATACTAACGGATAGTTATCTAAGTCTGCTGTTGAAATCCATAAGTCACCATATACTAGTGCCGACTCATCACTTTGTGTTGTAGGAGCAGTTGCCGCTACAATCGGGCCAGCTGGTGAACATTGTGATAAATCATATCCTCTAGCATCGTTAGATACACCCTGGTAACCTTTCCATGCGCCGCCATCTTGTATCATTATATCAACTTGGTCAGTTGATGAATAGTACCAATATGTACCTTCTGCTGGATCTTGTGTTGGTGCACTTGCTGATGATGTGTATGTTAGTGGAACATAGTTAGAAAGAACAACATCGCTGTCATTGCCTGCTTTAACATTGTCTAATGCAGAGTTAATACCTGCGTCTGCAACTGGTGTTCCTGATGTATCTTTAAGAACAATAACACCACCTTGTGTATGTGCAATTCTAACAGCTCCGCCAACTACGGTTGCTAGTGTATTTGCTACACCCGCCGCATTAAATGCCGCTACAAAATCAGCGGCTGTTATTCCGCCAACTACGGCTGTAACTGCTGATGTTAGTGTTGTTGAATTTTTAGCACTTGCTTGAATTGTAAATGTTTCTGCATTTACTAATGTTGGGCTAGTGTCAGTTGATGTAACTGTTGTGGCGCCTGTAGCATATCTTCTAAATATCTTGTATGTTGCATTATCTGCTTCTGCTGAATCATACTGAACGTACAGTGTATTAGCCGCAACGTTTACGCCGCCGCCTGTTGGGTCAATATTTTTAAGTGCAGTGTAATCGTTTTCATATATTGGTGCACTCACAGTTGACCATAATTCTGTAGATGAACTGTAATTTTTAACAGTGACGTCAGCACCGTTGTTTACTGCTGTTGTTTTAATCCAAACAGACCCTGTGGGTCTAGGAGCAGTATCAGTTGATGCCCATCTTGGATTTGAATAATGTTGTGACTGTTGTAATCTTGGATAGTAATAATTGCCTGCTGTTAAACCAGCATCTGTTAAAATAGTACCTGTACCATTAACTAAATTTAAGGCTCCTTCCAATGAAGAGCTATCTACTGACACTTCACTATCTGCATAAATTTCAACTTTGTTACTTACTACTGCGGCTGTTACACCTGCAATAGACGAACTATTAATTGCATTTACTAAATCTGTCGCAGTTGTTCCACCTATAGAAACTGTTACTCCGCCAAGAACAATAGTATGTCCACTTGTTAATGCTGGACTTGTTACTGATCCTTGGATAGTTGGATTACTGTTATGCCAGTCATCTGACCCAACTAGTACCCAAGCATTTGATCTATTTTTGTAATATACAGGGTTAGCGGCATTAGTTGCTACCACTGCATAATCACCAATAGCACCAATTGATGCTGAAGGTATACCACCTGTTAAATCATCTGTTGATGTAATAACTGTTGGAACTTTGTTAGTGAATATACCAGTTGTTGATGTCCATTCATGTATGCCCCATGTTGCTTCAGCTGTATCTAACCAGTAAGAATTATTATTACTAGCACCCAATGGTCTAGATAATGTTGCGGCTAGTTGTGCAGTGTCAACGTTAACACGTTGAACGTATGCTCTATTACTAATACCTAAAACTGAGTATGCCGCTAATAAACCATATTCATTTAGTTCATAAGCATTAATTGGTGTACCAGCTGATGTATTATAAAAAGTTGGATTACCATATGTTGATACTAGTTCTCTTTGGCTAGTAATTAAGTTAACTTTATTAGCATTTGCTAATGTTGAGCCTGTTGCTGTTGATGTTGCTGTTCCACTTGTTTTATCTTGTGCAGTTGCAATTAAGATATACGGAACCGAATTCGTTGGTGCAGGCAGGTATTGACTTTGATCAACTACACTAACCTCTACTCCTGGGGATACTAATGCCATTTTATTGTCCTCTAATTAATAGTAACTTACGTTACTTTCTTGCGTTACGAATATTTATTACAATATTGATTAATTGGTGGTTTACAGAAGCCTTTACAAAGGTCTAATATTTATAAATACCTGTATGAAAAGACCTATTTGCAGTGCATGTAGCTATGGTACCTGTGCAATCAACTATAAACGTCACGGAAAGACCTATTTTCGTAGTCGTTGCTTGGCTTGCATTAATAGAAATAAGAAGAAAAAAGTTCCTATTCCTCGTTGGGCATCAAGTGGATACAAGATGAAAAGAATATGTGATGTTTGCGGATTTCAGTGCAAGCACGGTAGCCAAATGAGAGTGCATCATATGGATGCCAATCTAAATAATTCTGAATTATTAAACTTACGATCTGTTTGTTTAAATTGCACTGCTCTTATACAGGCACAAAGTAGAGGGTGGAAAGCGGGAGACTTATCCCCTGATTAATTCAACTTGTTTATATAGTTCGTCAAGGCTTTTATTATTATCTAACACATGATCAAACTTGGTACCAATCCAATCATATTCACTTCTATGAATACCTAGTTTTTCAAGCTCTTGAGTGTTGCCATTAATTGCAATATTGTACCAGTCAGGTCGTTGACCTCTGACTACTTCTACACAAACAGCACCTAACTGTTTAAGCATAGCAATTTCGTTTTTAAAGCGAACATCACTGATAACAATGTCGTCATCTGTTTTTCTAAGTTTATTTTCTAAACTTGCTAACCACATATCGTCGTGGAAGTGTCCTCTGATTACATCTGTTCCGACATATTGAAGTACCCATCGCGGAGTCAAGTGGGGTATGTTTAAGCGGGACGACCACCACGGGTCTACTTGCTCACGCCATTCTCTACTTGATTTACTACGACCTTCGAGCATTTCTCTGTCCCATCCAAATATATGACATATAGCATCTTTAAGATTATCAGCGAAACTTTCTCTTCTAAATTCATGTAAGTTAACAAGATAGTCTGCGGCTGTGTCTTTGCCGCTACCAATGAGCCCACTAATTGCAATGATCATTTAAGTTTGTGTATTCCTAAGTGTTTAATACAGTCTTGCAACATTTTAATTTGTCTTTTACAATCATCTAATGCGTGATGACTTGCTGACTTTTCTTGTGGTAGTTCAGGCCAAAGCGAATACACTGTTCGAGCATCTCTAACTTTATAGAACTTCCAAGGCAGAGGTATGCCGTGTGCTTTGTAAGCGTGTTCTAATATATTCATATCAAAACATATACCATTTGCCCATATTTTATCGCTTTGCCAAATCATTTTACCTAACTCTTCTAGACAGTCACCTAACTCTCTTCTAAACTGTTCTTCAAACACTTCTCGTTGTGCGTCTGGTCCTTGTTTTGCCCACCATTCTACAGTAGAATCATCTATGTGTCTGTTGGGTTGACTTTCTGGACTTACCCTAGCATAGAAGTGCCGTTCGGGCCAGCCTGTGGATATAGGGTCAAATGCCTGAGCCGCTATAGTCATAATCATAGCGTCAGGTCCGGTTGCGAGTGTTTCGATATCGATCATTAAGTCCATAATGCACATTATAGCATTAATGAATTAAACGGTCAACCTATTATTACTTAGATTTTTTAGGTTTATTAGATTTTTTAGATTTAATTTTTTTGAGGAATTTAGTTTTTGTAAAAGGATTGCTGACTTTTGCTTTGGCTGATTTTTTTGGTCCGCCACGCCTTCTAAACTTATTTAGAGCGTGCATGATTTTGCTTGCTACATTGAATTTTTTGGTTCTTTTTGCTCTTCTTGCTTGTATAACTTTAGTTCTAGCCCGTGTTGTTTTCATAGCCGCACGTCTTTTAGTATCAATTGGCGCACCGCATTGTTGTGGGGATCCAACTATTCGTCCTGCACGACTACCTGTGTCACAACGCCATTTCATTTTAACTTTGGCCTTGCCTGTGCCGCCTGCACCTACTCTAGCAAATACCATGCCTTCGGTTATAATTTCGTTAATTTTCATTACCCAATAACCCAACTTAGTGGTTCACTGTGATCAACGAACAGACTTAGATCTTGTATTAGTCTATCCATCTCAGCCTGTGCTTCTGCTTTTAGAGATGATCCATTTAATGGAGTACCACCTTGTGGGCCTGCAATAGTAGCAAATTTCTCTCTTGCTTCACCAATAATCATTTTGGCTCCAGCATAGGTATAATCCCTAACCCATTGTTTAATAGCAATGTCTTGTAATAGTATAGTTTCAGGCTTAAGATTGTATGTCCAAAGTAAAACTTGCTCACCGGATGCTTTAGGATCACGCATTATTGTTAATTGTTTAGTTACTGGAGCAAAGTTATAATTCATATAGCCGCCAAACATACGCATCGCCATTTCAACGTATTGCGTGTACATTTCAAACGTTGCTAATCCGCCTGCGTTAGTATAGTTAAGCAAGTAAACGTTTAATGTTGCTGATGAGAACGGATCAAAACTTGAGCCTTGTCCTCCTGTACTATCTCCCATTGTGCGTCTAAAAACTTGTCTAACTGATTGAACTTCAGCCGGTAGTACATAAGTGTTTTGACTTTTAACTAGTGTGAGTAATGAATAACTTTCTTCATAGGCATTTTGTGCTCTTGTTCTGTATGTGTTAAGAGACCTTTCGTACGCTGTTTCGTAGTGAGCTGGATCTAGTTCAAGATCAACTATGCCTTCACCTAAGCGATTAGCAACGTATGTAAATACTTCTTGTTTTAATGTAGTTAAGTCTGCCATTGTTTTCTCCGTTACAACTATTTATCGGAGAGTATCAATTAGGTTGCTTTAATAATAATCAAGTTCTCATTGAATCGACCATTAACGGCAGTTGATGTTGTTTTAAGAGTATCGTACAGTTTGCGACTATCTGGCTTGCCTGCACCTCGTATCTCTTTAATAAATTCTGCTGGCTTGCGTAATGTTTTTTGCGAGCTCCTGCTTGTGTCATATCCTAAAATACTTGTGCCTTTGACTGAAAATGTTTTAGCATAGTCATCAGCAACATAATATTGTAGTTTACGATTTTTAGTATTGTACACCCACAGCTCGCTAGCAGTGAGTATTCTAGTAGGTTCTACTGTTTCTAATTTGAACTCATCAAACCTTCTTAACAGTTTTAATTTGCTTACGACCTTCTCTGGTGGCACTGGTTTTTTACGTCTAGTACCTACTTTGGCCTTCTTACTTTGATGATATGCATCTAGTTCTGCTATAATCGCCGCACAGTAGTTGATCATGTTCTTTTGCTGGGTCTTAGTATAACAACTGTATCCTTCGCTTAAATCAGCGTCTAGCCCTGCTACAGACTCCTGCAATTCGTCTTGTTGCTTAATCCAAAAGTCTTTTATGATACTGACGTGTTGAGCAAGTATGTTTCGTTCAGCTAGAAAATGTTGTATTTTAGGTTTAGCACCTGCTTTAATATCACCACTTATATATTCATCCCATAACCCATCAATGTCACCTCCAGCTAAGTGTGCTCGCTCTATCATAATTTCTTGTATGTTAGGTTTGTTTGATTTAGGTTTATCTTCATCAACATCATCATCTCTACTTTTCTTATGACTGTCAATTGCTTCTTGTGTTTTTGTAACAATCCATTCTTGCTCTTTTGCCACTAACTCTAACCCAGTTTCTTGCATTCTAGCTAACCAGCCTGCTGTAGTTGGCGTCCACGCATCTTTAACAGGGCTAAACTCTTTAGCAAGTGATTCATACTTGTTGTCATTGAGCCATCTTATGATCCACTTCTTTGCTAGTTTCTTGTCACAGCAATAACCATACCAGTTGTACGCCCACATTATTTCTGATTGTCGTTCGTCAGGCTCGGGCGGAGTAGTAAATACCGGCTCGTCACCTTTTGCTTTGCGGTCTTCTATTGAAGCTCTAATTGGTTTAAATGTCAAAGTAGTTGTCCCATTAAAATCATTTTTTGATATTCTGCAATTATAGTGTTACATTCTGTTTGCAACTCTATAAATCTCCTAGTTGGTTTATGTTGTCTTCTACAATTAATTTCTTCTTTACTTAACTCAGAAATCAAACTACAGATATTTTTGTTTATCATCTCTAAGTCTTTTCGTATGGTAAATGATAGGTTTTTGGCTGATTCTAGCAATTCCATCTCTATCATTGTCCAATCTTCCGATGTGTCTATTTGCAACATTTAATGAACTTTACTACCTTTAATTTATCTAGTCAAGCTATTATACAAGTTTTGTATTTTACGGTCAACCAAAAGGTTCGATAAATACTACGATATAGGAATAACAGATGCCAAGACTTAGTAATTACAAATCAACAAAAGCTAACGACTATAAGTTTTTAGACAAGACTATCCACGAGATGTATACTGTGGGCGGAATAGATATCTTTGTACACAAATACTTAGGTCCTAAAGTAGTAGGCGATAGCTCAAGCCGAGAAGGTCACGAAGGCGGAGACGCAACACGTCCAACATATGACGAGTCTGATCCGTTAGCTATAGAAGATTTACTATTCTTAGAAAATAGGGATCGAGAGTATGATGATAGCATCTACGTCATGCGTGGTGTTTATAATGTACAAGACATTGACTTTGATCTTAGCCAATTTGGTTTATTTTTAAATGGCGACACCTTATTCATAACATTCCACTACAATGACATGATTGACTCCTTTGGGCGTAAGCTCATGAACGGTGATGTTATCGAAGTTCCTAATTTAACAGACTATCATCCGCTTGATATGAGCGGACCTAAAGCATTACCTAAGTATTATGTTATACAAGATGCTAGTTTTGCATCAGAAGGATTCTCACAAACATGGATGCCACATTTATGGCGTGTTAAAGCAACACCTCTAACTGCTAGCCAAGAATACGATGACATACTTAACAAGCCAATGGATGCTGATAATCCTGATGCAGGCACATTAGAAGACTTTTTATCAACTAAAAATAAAAACTTAGCAATTAACGATGCAATTGTTCAACAGGCAGAGGTTGAAGTTCCTAAAAGTGGATATGATAATACTGCATTTTATGTTACTGCTACAGTAGCTGGACAGCCAGCAAATCCAGCAGATGTAACTGCAGATGGAGTAAGTGTTCCGGGTGTTACACCTAAGGTTGATGGATACTTAGTTGGTTATAATACAGGGAACGATGTTCCGCCTAACGGCCTACCAGTTACGCCAGGGGTAAGTTTCCCCTCAAACCCCAATACAGGTGCGTATGCACTACGATTGGATTTCTTTCCAAACAGACTATTTAGATATGATGGAGCAAGATGGGTGAAAGTAGAAGATAATGTAAGAACTGAATTAACTCCAGGATCACAGAATACCTCACAACAAAGCTCATTCTTTAACAATGACTCGGTTATTGGTACAAGCGATCGAGGCAACATACCAAGTAGGCAAAGTCTCAGCGATGTACTTAAACCCACCAAGGATAACTAATGGCACTACAATCTTTCTTTTATGATGACCAAATAAGACGTTTCTTATTGCAGTTCACACGAATGTTTTCAAACTTTCAAGTTGAGTATGGCAGAGATGATTCAGGGGCACCAACATTAACTAGAGTACCCGTTAGGTATGGAGATGCTAGTAGACAGGCCGCCACAATTATTGCAGACAATTCAAGAAATAAACTGCCCAACGTGCCAATGATGACCTTTCACATTACTGAGTTAAAATATGCTCGTGAGCGTGTTCAAGAGCCATATCATGTTGATAAAAAATCATTTAAGCAAAGAAATTGGGACGAAAATTCCCAATCATACGAAACTACACAAGGTAACGCATTTACTGTAGAGCGACTGATGCCTGTTCCATATAATATGAGTATACAGTTAGATATATGGACTTCAAACACTACTATGAAGTTGCAACTACTAGAACAATTATTAGCATTGTTTAATCCAAGTATGGAAATACAATCAACAGATAATTATATTGATTGGACATCGTTGTCAGTTGTTGAACTAGGTGATGTTAACTGGAGTTCAAGATCGATCCCTGTTGGCACTGATGATAATATTGATATTGCTACACTAACATTTGAATTGCCTATATGGATAAGTCCTCCAGCTAAAGTTAAAAAACTTGGAGTTGTACATAAGATAGTATCAAGTATCTTTGATGCAAACGGTGATGCAAACGAGGCATTAGTCAATGATGATTTGTTGTTAGGTACTAGACAAAAGATTACACCGTTTGGCTATCAGGTTGTCCTAATAGGTAATCAACTACAATTATTAAGAAGTGAACGTGTTGATTCTGCTGAAGGAACGTTAAACGCATCTGCTACACAAGATGATAATGTACTATGGTCAGCACTTATTGACAACTACGGTGTATTAAGAGACGGTATTACACAAATTAGATTAGAGTCTGACTATGTTGCTACTGAAATTGTAGGCACAGTTGCATTACATCCAACAGATAATAGATTATTATTATTCTCTATAGATACTGATACTATCCCACAAAATACACTAGATGCATTAACTGCTGTCATTGACCCCACTACTAGTGGGCCTGGAGACGGGCTAATTGCGGCCGCAAACGGACAACGTTACTTGTTAACAGAAGATATTGGCGACAGTGAGAATAGTACTCCTGCATCAGCGTGGGGTAGTTTAATTGCATCTGCAAATGATATCATTGAGTACAACGGCACTAACTGGTTTGTAGCATTTAACGCTAGCGAACGTACACCCGATTATTCATCAGACATTACAGACTTTATAACTAACACTACTACTAGCATACAGTATAAATGGACTGGAGCAATGTGGGTTAAGAGTTATCAAGGTCTATACACGGGAGGCGAATGGAGTCTGGTCCTCTAAACGCTATTGGTATTTGGTTTTATTCTAAATCTACCAACCGATACCTTTATCTATTAAGGAATGATCGCAAGAATCCTGGCACTTGGGGACTACCTGGTGGCAAGGTTGAGGGCAAAGAAAATCTATTAGATGCATTAACAAGAGAGTGTGTTGAAGAACTTGGTGAATTCCCCGCAACAGAAAAAATCATTCCTATAGAACAATTTACATCATCAGACAATCGTTTTATATATCACACATTTTTTGGTATAGTCGACGAGGAATTTGTTCCAACATTAAATTCAGAACACTTAGGTTATGCGTGGATTGATAAGAGTAGTATGCCTAAACCGTTACATCCAGGCTTGTGGTCTACGATTAATGTTGATGAGATAAAACAGAAAGTTGAAACAGTAGAACAATCACTTTATACGTCGCAGTAACTGATCCAATCAGGATAATTCATTTCATTAAAGTTTGAACACCATTTCCATTCTTCAGGAGTCTGGTTATCAAACTGGTGTCTTTTAGCACCTGCACTAACTCTAGTGAACTTTGTACCTTTGTATGTGTTCATTAATTCAGTTATTTCTGCTGTAGTTGACTTGTCGTCAATATAGTCATATCCTAAAAGAAATATTTCTTTGTGTCCATCAAAACATGCAATATATGCCGCTAATAGTGGATCACTGCCTAATACTCTATAGGGAACTAGATAAAATTCTCCAGGATATGTTAAACAATTTTTAGTAGATGTGTAACAAACGGTATGGACTGTGTATTCTTTTTCAATGACTTGTTCTAACTGTTCTGTATTGCGAGATATGTAAAAGTTACAAATTATTTCATCACTTACTCGTCCGATACCGTATGACTGTAATCGTAGTTTCCCTAATAAACCACCACTGTGATCTTGAAGTCGATGTATTAAAAATTTTGATCTGGATTCTCCGTCTGCTATACAAACAGCACGACCTGAGATATGTTGATTTTGGATAGGATTTTCGATCCATTCCCTGTCTTGAATTTTCTTACCACCACGAATAACGGACTTAGTTATAATAAATTCGCCTTCGTAGTCTGAGCGATAACGCTCTTCCATGTTATACTTTACCTACTGCTACTTCTAGAACACCTGGGCCGTCACTGGCTTTCGCTTCTAGTGCTTTACCGACCACTGATCCAGGAACAAAGTTTTGAGAGTCCCATGCTTGTGCATGTCCTGTTACTTCAGATGTTACTAATAAGTCTCCACGCACAACTGGTCCTGTTACTTTACAAGGAACTCTACCTGTTAGTGCAATGTCCTGACCTTCAGTTTTTTGATTCATTTTATACCCTGGATCTGTAGAAACAATGCCTAACACTTTGTGATCAGCAACTGTGTTGCATGCTGTTAGCTCTGCATTTCCACCGATAACTACTACTGTTCCTGAATCATATATAGTATCAGTTGTATATTTTTCCGCCAGATCCGCATACTGTGCTGATGTTGATATAGCATGTAATGTGTTAAATCCTACACTTGCATTGCCAATGTTTCCAACTCCGTCAGCTTGTCCATTTTTTATGTCAGTGTGTGCAGTATATCCAAGTAATGGAAATCCACCTGCTAATGATCCGTCATGCACAACTACAGTATCTTTATCAGTGTCTACAGATAACTCACCTGCCGCTCCGGTAAATGCGTTGCTCTGTGCTGTTGTTCCTCTTCTAAGTTGTAATACTGTAGGCATTTTCTATTGTTTCCTTGTTTGTTCTATTATTTATTGTTTTTACGCACCTACATAGGCTTCAGAATCACCTAGATCAAGTGTTACATAAGATCCAATTGGTTCCATTTGGTCATATACTAATCCCAAACTAACCCCAAATGCATCAGCGCCGCCAGCGGCAAATGGTGTTTCTTCTGTTACATCATCGGATCCGGTCCCTAAACTCTTATTACCGCCTGCCGCTGGATGTGTAGTAAGTGTTGAGTTTGTAAACCCTGAAGAACCACCTGATCCAGACGATGTAACAAATGTTAGGTTTTTAGCACCGTCTGTCTGTAATACTTGCCCTGATGTGCCGTCTTGTACCGGTAAACTAAATGTTATATCAGATGAAATAATTGATCCTGCTCTAAGTCCTACATAATTTGAGCTATCAGTATCATACAATCTAACTTCACCTCTGGCTTTAACTAAAAATTCTCCGCCTGTTGTTTCAATATCACTGGTTGCTACTACTTTTCCGCCAGTTATTAAGTTACCGCCTGTTGCATTGGCTGTTACAGTTAATGCACTTAATGTACCAACTGATGTAATGTTAGTTTGTGCCACTGTTTCTAATGTACCAGCTATGTTTGTAAACACTCCACGTGTACCAGCTACATTTCCACCTGTAATATTCCCTGTAGCAACTACTTGAGCTCCAGTTATTAAGTTACCACCTGTTACATTACCTGTGAAAGTCGGGGCTGACGCCACCGAAATAGTTACTGTGTCTGTTGATACATTACCAGTAACAGTAATGTTAGTTCCGTCAGCAAATGTTAGAGTATCACCTACCGAGTCAGCCAATAATGAATTACCACCTGCTGATATAATACCAAACGCCTGGGCACTTGCTTGTGAAAATGCTAAATCTGTTGTGCCTAGTGTTATTGGGTCGTCGGTTGTTAGTTTCCAGGAAGTATCAGCATGTGATGATCCTTCAGTTACTAATACTGTCATACCAGCAGTAATATCCCCTGTGGCATCTGCATCTTTTGATCTTGCCCATGTTCCGTTTGCTCCAGAGCCCACTACCGTAACATAATATAATCCGTTCTGTGAAGCATCTGTTTGGCCTGTTACTAAAATACGATCTTTTAAAGATACACTAGCACCATCTAATGTTGCTGGGGCACTTCCTCCTACTGTAACATTAGAGTCCGACAAAAGTCTGACACTTTGTTTATAATCAGAGTCTTGTAATTGATGGGCCCTAGGTCTAGTTAATCCCATTATAATCTTCCTACTACTACCTCAATGTCGTGGACAGTTGGGTTTTCTACTGTGTCCTCGTCCTTAGGTACATATTCTAGAGATTTACCTACTACACTACCCGGAAGTGGGTTAAGACCTCCTCCTGTTCCTATACCTTTCTGTTGAGATATTACTACCATTTCACCTTTTTGTATCGGTCCTATTACCTTACATGGTACACGTCCTGTTAATGCCAGAGCAATAACATGTTCGCCCTCACATTGTGAATTCATTAAATGTGCTGGTAATGTTGATACAATTCCTGCTATTGCTTGTGTGTTTGTTGTGTCAGCACATGTAACTTCCTTCTCTCCACCAAATGCTAAAATAGTACCTGGTTCATATTGTTTATCAGCTTCATAGTTCTCGGCCAAATCAGCATACTGTGCTGAAGTTGCTGTTGCATGCACGGTATCAAACGCATTATCCGTTTGTCCAATATTACCTGTTCCATCAACTCCTGTTTTAGCAAAACTAATTGCAGAAACT